TTTTTATGATTCAGAATTTTATGATGCTTTTAATATTTTTAATAAAAAATATCAGTTTTTAATTTTTCCTTCTACTCACGTTCACAGGGTTAACCCTAGTAACTCTTTAAAAAGTAGAATTTCTATATCCTTCAATGTATCTATTATAAAATGATTGAAGATAAAAACTTTTTAAATAGTCAACAAAAAGATTTTATAGAAAATTTTGTATTAAAAAATAGATTTCCGTATTACATTCAACCCTATACATTAGAAAAGGATACCATTCCTATTTTAGCTCACACATGTAAAAGAAGAAATGAAGAATGGAATACACCCAACAAAGAAGTCTTTATAAAGATATTAGATTCTTTTTGTTCTAAACATAAGATTAAATACAAAGATATAATTAGATGTTCAGTTAATTTAACTTTTTATCCTGGCGTAGATGCCGCTGGAATACACGTAGATCATCCAGGAAAAAAACATAGTCAATTAATAATTTATTGTAATGACCCTGAAGATAAAAAATCTTTTACCGTAATTTGTAATAAAAATAAAAAACAAATTAAAAAAATAAAGCCAGAACAATTCAAAGGCATATATTTTGGAGACAACCCTCATTATCATTTTTATCCTAAAAAAGGTTTTAGAGTGGTTTTGGTTTATACATTTAATTAAATGAAACAATTTGAAGATTATTTAGATAATATTGAATACCCTAAATCAAAGTCATCTTGGAACATATCTGGGATTATAAAAGGGCAAAATGGTTTTTATAAATTTGATACCAGGCCTTTAAAGAATAATATAAAAACAGGTTCTTTTAAAACTAAAGCAGACAAGATAGTATTGGATATGAAACATCAGTATATTATTGTAGATGTGCCAGAGCTACATCAATATTTAAAAAAGAAAAAGCTAAAAAAGCTAGTTTTGGAAGAGTTGATCTCTGCTCTGGAGTGGAATATAATACTACCAAAAATATAAAAACTCTATATAATACGGGAGTTATGCTACAGAAACTTAATTTCAAACCAGGTTTTAATAAACAAGCCACAGATTCAGGGGCAGAGGGTCAATGGGTTGATGGTGATTTTGTTAGATTTAGATATGGACTACCTGAAAAAATAGGGGGTTGGAAACAACTTACAGAAGCTCAAGAGACATTACCCGGAGCTGCTCGTGCTCAACACGCATTTACTAGTTTTAATGGTGAAAAATATGTAGCTATTGGAACATCTCAAGGTTTATTTTTATATTACGAAGGAGCTTTTTATGATATCAGCCCTTTGGCAACAGCTATTACAGGGGCTACATTTGATACTTTTTCTAGCCAAAATAATGTGACCGTTAATAAAACAGGACATGGTTTAGAGAAAGGGAGATATGTAACCTTTTCATCAGTCACACCACCTACAGGATATGTAGCATCAGATTTTACTACAGGAGCTTTTGAAATCTTAACAGTGCCTAATGCAAATACTTTTACTATTCAAATGAGAGTTAATGCAAGTGGAGCTGCATCTGCCTCTGGCTCTGCTAGCATTAATCCTTACGAAGCAGTTGGACCAACATTCCAAACAGCTGGTTATGGATGGGGTACATATCAATGGAACACAGGGACATGGGGAACAGCTAGAACAGTTAGCAACGTAATCCTAGATCCAGGAAACTGGAGCCTAGATAATTTCGGAGAGGTTCTAGTTGCAACAGTATTTAATGGTAAGACTTTTACATGGAATGCAGGGGCATCTGGGCCTAGGGCTATTCGAGCATCTCAAACTACAACTAATTTTAATACAACAAACAATCCAACTAAATCAAGATTAACTTTGGTATCTGATAGAGATAGACACTTATTTCATTTTGGAACAGAAACAACTATCGGTGATTCATTAACACAAGATCCAATGTTTGTAAGATTTTCTAATCAAGAAGATTTAAATACGTATGCGCCGTCCGCGACTAATACTGCGGGTACATTTAGACTTGATACAGGAAACAAGATTGTAGCTGCCATACAAGGTAAAGATTACGTCTTCTGTATAACAGATCAAGCGGCTTATGTTATTCAATTCGTAGGTCCACCTTTTATTTTTTCTGTGAGACAAGTAGGTACTAACTGTGGATGTATAGGACCGAAAGCTGTGTCATATGCAAATGGTGCTGTTTGGTGGATGTCTGCTGAGGGTGGATTCTTTGTATTTGATGGTACAGTAAAATCACTACCGTGTTTGGTAGAAGATTTTGTGTTTAGTACAGATGGAACTAACTTAGGTGTTAACTATAATGCAAGTGAATTAATTTATTCTTCACCAAACGCTTTGTTTACAGAAATTAATTGGTTCTATCCTAAATCAGGATCGACTCAAATTGACAGATGTGTAACTTATAATTATTCAGAAAATGTATTTACTACGTCTTCTTTAGACAGATCTAGCTATCAAGATCAAGGAGTATATAGTTTACCTTATGCAACTGATTACGATTCAACAGCTCTTCCAGTATTTTCTGAAATATCTGGTATAACTTCTTTATATGGCGCTTCTATTTACTACGCTCACGAATTAGGAGATGATCAAGTAAATAGTTCTGGCACGACATCTATTAACGCTTTTATTAAATCAGGAGATTGGGATATTACCTCAAGAAGAAGTCCACTGGGGCAAATGACAGGTGTAGCGGATTATAGAGGAGACGGTGAGTTTTTTATGTCTGTCAAAAGATTTATACCTGATTTTAAATATCTACGTGGTAATTCTACAGTCACATTATTTTTAAATGATTATCCAGATAATGCCCCAGTAGGATCACCACTAGGGCCCTTTACAATTACATCAACCACTGATAAGATAGATACAAGAGCTAGAGGAAGACTAGTTGCTATTCAAATAGCAAACACATCTACAGGAGAAGCTTGGAGATATGGAACCTTTAGACTAGATGCACAACCGGATGGAAGACGATAATGTCAATAGATAAAAAAATAAATTATGAAATACAAGGTGGTGTTAAAAATTACAGACCATCAGAAATGGTAACGGCACCAAGGATTGCTAAATCATCACCTGATACACCTACAGCTAAATTAGCTTATATTACACCTGCAGAAGAAAAAATACTTATAGATTTAAATTTATATGGATCATTAAATGGTAAACCAAATAGAGGACCTAGTGGTCTACCATCTTTAGAAGGAGACTTTGGAGGGGGTTTTGGTGGTTTTAGAGGTGGGGGAGATTATAGCTCTGCAGAGACAGGTAATTTCTCTGGATTCGATGGAACCCCAAAAGGTCCAGAATTACCTCCAGGGGTAGATCCAAAACCAAGCAAGGATGCATTAGACATAAGATCTAGTTTTATTGCAGCGGGTGGTGGACAAAGAGTTAACCCCGGTTTTTTTGATAGTAGAAATGTTGTATCACCAATTGAATTAGCAAGAGCTAAAGCATTTAATCCAGCTGCATTTGGTGCAGGGCGTGCAGGTGGTATCATGGACTTCTTTACAAGTGGTGGATTCTTAGGAAACATAATTAGAAATATTGGACAAAAATTTGGTTTAGGTAAAACGTATGATCAACCAACTTATGACATGTCTAGATTTAGTGGTTTACCTTTAGGTGGAAGCGCTGCTTTTGAAAATTTAGATATTAGAGATAAGTTTGATAGAACAGTTGACGATGACGAGAGCGAAATAGTAGATAAATATAATGAATATTTGATAGACAGTCCACCAAATCCTTTAACTTTTAATGAATTTAAAAATGCAATAGAAAGCATACAAAAAGGCACGTTACCAAATACTACTACGAGTATGTTACCTACTACTTTAGTAGCAGATACTAAAATAAATAATAAAAATATTTTAAGAAACTTATTTAATCCAAAGTTAAATCTTAATGAAGCCATTGATAAAGAGGATGAAAAACAAAAAAGACAAGAAGACTTATTAGAAGAGATAATGAAAGCGTAATGGCAAAAGTAACAAACTATATACCGGAACCAAAACCTGAGTATGATGTAGAAAACCAAAGGCAGATACTAGAGTCTTTAAATACTTTACAACAACAACTTAATTTTTCTTTTCAACAAGATTTAAAAAACGAACAGGATGCGTTTAACTATTTCTTATCATGAGTATATTTTATAAAAATCAAGGTTTTAAACAAGTTGATACAAGCAAAACGACAGTTCTTACTTGTCCCAGTGACGGAACAATTATAGTCAAAAGTATATACTGTGCAAACAATGATGCATCATCAGCTATTTTAGTAAACATGAATCTTGTTGACTCTTCTGATTCTAGCGCAGAATATGAATTTTTTAGAGATGATGTGGCAGCTAAGACACAAATAAATGCAACACCACAAGGCTTGAATTTAGAGGCCGGTGATGCTATAACTGTGCAAGCAGCTACAGGCAGTAGTAAAATACAAGGCGCCATAAGTTATGCTTTAATAAACAGAGAGAATGAAAACGGATAATATATATAAAATAGATTGCACTACGATAACTACGTGGCGTAATACTAAAACTGGTGAAACGTTTAAAGAAAAGAAAGAAGGACCTGATATAGTACAAGATGTAACTGTGCAGGTTTCTCCGAAAGGACTAGACATAATGCAGAAAGTAATGAGTAAAGATGACAATAAACCAAAAACCTAGAGGTGGAACAGAATTACAATACGACTATTTAACAAGATATGTCGATTCAAAACTATTAGACGAAGTACAAATTTGTACATCGGTGCCTGAAAAAATTCCTTTACATCCTACAAAAGTAAATATCCTATGGCAAAAAAATTCTTACGATCAAGGTAATTTATATT